AGCCTTTCTGCATTTCAACTCCATAAAAATTCACAAACAATTTCAATATAATAACCTCTATTATTCTGTATTATAGCATAAATTTCTCAAAAATAAAGCAAATAATTTGATCAGTTAGATATGCCGACTATAAGACAAACTTGCGAAATTATAGAATATTTACTATCTATTTACAATATTTTGAGGAAATTTTCTTTTCTGAGTAGTTTATAGCAATATCAGCAATTTTATTAAATATCCGATTAAATTCAAATACTTCGTTATCACTACATTTACTGAAGCTTTTATCTACTTTAATTAAATCTTTTCTTAACTCTTTTATATTCATACTTTAAACTGTTTGAAGTCTAATATAAAAGTTTTGGGTAATAATGATTGTTGACTTGATAATGTTTATTGTTTAGAGGCTATAAGATAATTTGCCTGAGGTTACAGGAAAGACTTTATCTTAGTTATCACAATATTATTACCCAAGAATAATATATAAAATAGTTTAATCTGTGTCAAGTGCTATTATATAACCATTATACTTGACATTGTATCAAATAATATTATAAAATTTACATTGACTTGATAATTTTATTCTATCAATTATGAAACCCTACAAACTCAATATTGATCAAGAAGAATCTCTTATTGATGATATTAGAAAACTCTTTCGTAAGCAAGATGAATATATTGCTATGTATCCTCGAAGTATTACTGAAATCTCAAATAAATATAATATATCGAGACAGTGGCTTTATTACATTATGCTTAAATACTTCGATGCAAAATGGCTTGAAAAGCGTAAGTATGATATGCTATTTTATGTCTGGATTAGAAAAATAATATATTCAAGAGATAAAGGAAGACGTAAAAAGATTTGACTAACATGACAATATATGCTATAAAATAATTATTGTATTTCATATTTATAAATATATATAAATGTCTGTTAAATTAAGACATTCTTATTTTAGAAGAATAATTACTGATTATCCCCAGACTAGAAAAAACTATTTATCCTCAATAAAATATATGAATAAATTTTTCTATTATCTATCAAAATTATATAAAGATATTGATAAAATAGGAAAACCTAGACTATCTCTATCAGCTCGATTTGAACTTGAAGAACTTCTACTCGAAAGACTATCAAATATATTAAGTAATACGAGTAAATAGTTTACTCATAACTCATTTTATTATTCAATACTAAACCCCATATATGTGTTTTTAATATTCTTTACACTGTGTGAATACTAGTTTATTATTATATTACGTCTGAGGTATATCTGAAAGACGTTACAATGTCAAAGTTCTTTAAAATGATAACTGATAGGGCGTGGGGTGAACACCCAGAGCGTCCTTAAGTCTTTAACTTAAAATAAACAGTCTGGGTGGTATCGAAACGACGTGTTCAGTGATATGTTGGAATTATAGCAATATCTTTTCGACATTTCAAGGGAAGATTTGTAGGTGATTAAACCAAATGCGTAAAGGAACTGTTCGTTATTGTTGAAAGTGGAAGTGCGAACAGTATAATCAAAAGGTTAAAGAGAAGCGCGAAGCTTACGGTCAAGTAATCATGGAGCCGGATTTAACCAAGAAATGTAAAGTCATGCCACACTTTGAAAGAAGAACATAAGACCTCAAGGGGTTGTATCTCACTCTGTGTTAGTGATACTGAGTAAATGGTTAACGGTTTAATTTAATAAAGATTAATTAATATAATGAAAGATCCCAGTAACAAATATCAGAAGTTCAGGAAACGATGGTTATACATTAAGGAGAGGTTAGAATCGGGTAAGAAGGTAAATTATAAATTAAATTCCTCATTAAAAAACGACATCCACGAAATTATTATGTTATAAATATATCCTCATTACTATAGTTACCCTTGTATTATCAACATTAAAAACATACAACTAATAATATACAAAAGCATTGACATTGTATTTTACATATTGTAAATTAATACTGTAAATATATAATATAAATAAATGAAAGAAGTATTAATACAATTTAGGATTGAAAAAGATTTAAACTCGAAATTCAGAAAGAAATTAAAATCGGAAGGAAGAACTATGAATGGTATATTAAGAGTATTTATTGAAAAGTATATAGAAAATAAAATAAAGATATAATTTTTTTTATAGAAGAGTTTACACTGTATGAATACCTAACAAACAGTATTATAAAAATTATTTTTTTGTAGAGGAATTTACACAGTGTGAATAGCAAGTTTAATATAATGAAAAACAATTTTGAAGAAGAAAACTTAGAAGATGAAGATGAGGGCTATAAATATGATGAATGGGAAGAGATGGAGAATAATAATAATTTACCGAGGGAATATATACCTCCCGACAGAAAGGACTATTAATGAGATACACAATTATTGACTGTAAAAATATAAGGATAAACGATTGGAATAGAGAAAGAAAGGCATTAGCTACAATAGCATTTATTATGTCATTAATAGTATTTATTTCAATTCTTTACATTTTTGGATAATGAAAAAACAGAGAGAAATAAAATTTAGAGTGTGGGATAAAAAGAATGAATGTTTTATTAAAGATGACGATTACTCTGGGCCAATAGCAGATTCAGAATGGATAAACATTAATGAACTTATCAAAATGTATGAACGTACTGGATTTATTCTAATGCAATATACAGGGAATAAAGATAAGAATGGAAAGGAGATTTATGAAGGAGATATTGTTAAAGATGGGAAATGGATATCAATAATAGAATGGGATGGATTCAGTTGGGTAGATACCATAATTGGAAAAAGAGATTCTGAAGATGGAAGAACAGCAATACTAGATGAAAATGAAACAGCAAATTTTGAAGTAATAGGTAATATATATGAAAATCCTAATTTATTGAAACCAAAAAGTAAATGAAAGAAACACAAACTTTTAAAGAATGTTTATTATTTATAACAGATGCATTTTTACTGGTAGGAGAAGCTTTTAAAAGAGCTATTAAAACTGCAAAAAAATTAAATCAATATAAATCGTTATATTAATTAATTTATTTTTTAATTTTAATATTATGATTAAGCCTAAAGAAAAATCCTTAGCTGCCAAAAAAGATGTAGTCTTGCTCACCAATTCACAGGATACAGGACTTGAATTTGGAGACAAGCTACCAATGAAGTATCTTTCTATACTTCAAAGCAGCGGACAGTCTCAATACTTTACAGATGGAGAACAGATTGCGATTAAAGACTATGGTAAATTATTTTTATATGAAAAAGGTATTGATCTTGGTACAGAAGATCTACTTGACAGCGTAGAGGGAACGATTATGAGAATTACAAGAGGTTATAAGATACTAGGTTATAAGTTAAACAAGAAAGGTGAAAAGATACCAGATAGACAGAATGTAATAAGATCCGGAAAGGGAATATTTAAAGACAAGGAAAGTTATATGAAGAATAATCCAGAGGAATATATTGAAAATCAAGTAGTAATAATTCTAGCGCTATACGATCCACAAAAAACGGTAAATATGGTAGTTGCCGGAGAAGCGCCATTCATTCGATATAATGTAGCAAAATCCGCGTATGGAGCAACATTTACCCTTAAAAGCGAAATGGACAAGGCGATTGCTAAAGTCCCAGTATATGGAAAAACTAATAGTAATAATGTTGAATCTGAAGTCTTTATACTCGTTATAAAAACAAAAAAGGTTAGAAATGACAATCAGCAGGAATATTATGTGCCTACATTTCAGGTTAAAGTAAATAAACCAGAGGTAGCATTAAATTATAGACCCATTGCTCAAGAATGGAAGAAGCGTGAGTTCTTTACAGAAGATGAAGTTGTAGATCCAGAAGAAGCAAGTAAAGCATTAAAAAGTGGAAGCACAGTAGAAGAACGAAATGATAATAAGAATCTTGAGGATGAAATGGAAAAGTTAGAGAAAGAAGATGTAGATGATGACGAGAAAATTGATATTGAAGATTTACCTTTTTAAATAATTTATATGGCAAACGATAAAATACGAAAAATGACAAGAGAAAAAGTTATGAAGGTACTTAGAGGAATCGGTAATTACAGTCATAATAGTATTGAAAACGATTATAACAAGAAAGCATTATATATAAAACTTAATGGAGAGACTAGATTTGTTGGAAAGATAATTGAAGATTGTTATATTCGGGAATTTCCATTTAATAGGGCAGTCAAGTGGGCTACAAGAGAGATCAGTGTTGATAGTAGTGTATATGATCACATCAATAAGGATATAAATAGAATTGTATTTACAGATACAGACAAAAAGAAAACCTATGTAATAGGAAAAAGAACATTCAATAAGTACATGAGAAAGGCTGACTATGGTGAAGGAGAACAGTATTATATTTCAAAAGAGAAGCTAAAGAGAGTGAAATTCAGAATCACACCCTATATTTCAAATAAAAATAGTTTATGTTTAAACTTAGATATAAAGAAAGCGATATACAAAAACAAATAATGGAGTATCTCAGGTGGAAGAAGATATTTTGTTGGCGAAATAACTCCGGAAGAATAAAAATTGGCAAATTTGGAGAAAAGGAAAGATGGATGCAAATTGGTATGAAGGGACTCCCGGATATTATGGCAGTCTTAAAAGGCGGCAGACTATTCGGTATTGAAGTTAAATCACATGATGGAAAACTTACAAAGATCCAAGAAGATACAATAAATCAATTAAGGGAAATAGGAGCATTATGTATTGTTGCAAGATGCATTGAAGATGTAGAAAAGGAACTTAAGCAAAATAGATCGAGAGGTAGTGATAAAAGAAAGTGGCAAGATGAACTCAATTATAACTAATTTTTGAAATGAAAAAACAAAGAGAAATAAAATTCAGAGCTTGGGATAGGAAAGAAAGAAAGATGTATTATAATGATTCTAATTTTCAGGAAAGGGATGATTATAATGATAATTGGGAATCTGAACTTTTATGTATTAGAAGCATTAATGAATTATCTAAAAATAATAATATTATTCTTATGCAATATGTAGGAATAAGAGACGTAAATGGAAAGGAGATTTATGAAGGAGATATATTAGATGATGAAACCTTTATTGCCTGTAATCTTTTTTATAATAATTTAGGAACTGTAGATTTGCCACTACAAGAGCAATGGATTGAAATAACTACTGATTTAGAAAAGAGAGAAATAATAGGTAATATATATAAAAATCCAGAATTACTAAAAAGATGAACAATATAAGGTGGGAATATACAAAAAAAGAAAAACAAAAAGCTGAAGAGTGGTTAAAGTCCTTTAAAAAACTTGAAGATATTAGAATAAGTAAAACCCTTAAATTAAAACCTCGTCTCATATATGTACAATAATTATGAACAGAAAAGACCTTTTAGTTGAAACAGCAAGAAGAATTAATAATGAAAAATATCAATTCTATACTCCCATTGGCAAGGGGGAACTATTTATTAATTTATTTGCAAGCGGAAAGTATTTTATATTGCTCTTTTCAGCGGCAAATGGTGTAGGAAAGACTCGGCTTGGAGTGAATATACTGGCTCATCTCATGTATCCCTGCGGCAACAAATGGTTTAGTGGAGAATTATTTAAAAAATGGAAGTATATTAAGAGAGCTAGAATAATATCAGATCCAACTACAGTTAAGCAGACAATTATAAGAGAGTTAAAGGATCAATTTCCGGCTGGAAGATACGAAACAAATAAGAGCGGCAAGTTCTATGATTACTACTGGAAAACTGATAACGGATGGGAATTTGATATTATGACATATGATCAGCAAGTGAAAGAATTTGAATCAGCTACACTTGGTCTAGTATGGTTTGACGAACCGCCTCCTAAGGCGATATTTAAGGCAACTGTAGCTCGAATGCGAAAGGGAGGCATAATATTCATTACGGCAACTCCTCTTACTGGCAGCGCTTGGCTCTATGATAGTGTAATATCTAATCCTAATAATGAAAAAGGCTATAGGACATTTATTGAAGCTGAAATTGAAGATGCATGCAGGACTCATGGAGTGCGAGGATTCCTCGAACACAATAATATATTGAAAATGATTGCTCAATATGATGAAGAAGATATGCAGGCTCGTATATTTGGCAAATTCCAGCACCTTGTTGGGCTTGTATTTAAGAAGTTCAGCAGGCAGTTTCATATTGTAGAACCGTTTGAAATTAATAAAAAGGATTATGTAGTAATTGAAGCTCTTGACTCGCATCCGCGCAACCCGGATGCAGTAACATGGACTGCAATTAATAGGCAGGGAACAAAGTATATTGTTGATGAAATATATAAGAACTTCGACGATATTGACGAACTTGCTGATATTATTAAGGGGAAGTCATCAAATATGAGAATAGCTAAAAGGATTATTGATCCAAGCGCCTTTGGAGATGATCAACACAGAATGAAGGGAGAATTAAATCTCGCAGAAGAATTATCGAGGCGAGGACTCTACTACGAAAGGGGATCAAAGGCACGAACAGAGGCAATAAAACGTACAAGTAATGCTCTATCATTTCAAGAAAGTGCAGGAGTAATAACATTACCACCGGAATTATATATTTTCAACAAATGTTATCGTACAATATGGGAGTTCGAACATTGGCAGTGGGACGAATGGAGAGGAAAGTCATCTGAGAATAAGAATCCAAAAGATAAGCCTCAGGATAAGAATGATCACATGATGGAAAATATCGGAAGAACTTTACTAGAAGATATATCGTTTTCAGAAATGGATGAGTATATTCTAAGACAATCGCAAGATAGACAGACAAATATACGAGATGATCCTTTTGACTAAAAATCCCATAATAGGCTATAATTTGATATGTCAAATAATGAGATTAAAATGATTAATGCGCCTATTACTCTATGGGAAGCCGCAATGATTAGGAAACTCAGAAAGTATAAGTATGGCAAAGTTACAGTTCACATACAGGGGGGTAATCCAGTTTTTCTATCAATCAAGGAAAGCAAGAAGATTATCAAAGAAGAAGGATTAAATCTTGAAGGATCAGTTGCAATAGATCCACTGCTTCCAAGTTCCTTATAGAATTGAGATTTATTTTTAAAATTATGTTACAATAAACTTGATACTGTTTAAACTATTAAATATATTGTCATGATAAGAAAGAAAAGATATGTTCCTGTTAGAAAAGAAAACGAATTTATATACGAAACTGGGCCAGTTAGAGATAGAGGCGTATCACTTGAAGGCGGAGTAGAATTACCAGAAGAAAGAGTAAGAGTAAGATCAGGAAATAAGGGAGGAATACCCACTCCGATCGGAGCTAAATCCAGAAAAGATAATAAAAAGTCCTATGTACCGCTAGGTACTGAAAGAAAAACTTCGAGAGGAGAACTACTAAAAAAAAAGAAGAAGAAAATAAACGCCTTTGATCTATCTAAAAATCAATTTAACAATTTACTTGTAAATGTTAAAAGCGGACGACGAATTTCAACTGTATAACATTATAAAACCTAATAAATATGAATGAAAATAATAATACTAACCTCGATATTGATATAACAAAATTACAGCAGCAGGTACTTGATGAATATACAAAGGCAAAAAAGGTATTTGATAGCAAGATATCAGAATGGCTAAAGAGACTTAAACTATATAATAATCAGAGAAGAGATAAGGAAGCAATCGGTGATCCGCTGCTATTTACAGTATTTCAGACGGTTCTAGCAGCTCTATATGATGATAAACTAATTACTGAATGGGAAGGAAGAGAAGAAGGCGATCAGGAAGTAGCTGAAAACCTTAATTATCTATCTGAATATGATTTTGATTTAATGGAAATGGAAAGAATAAATTATGACTGGGATTGGGACACATGTTTTTTTGGAAGAGGAATTGTATGTCTTTCAATATTTAGTCGAGATAAGGATAAGATGTGTCCAATGCCTGAAGTTGTAGATCCAACAACATTTCTACGAGATCCAAGAGCAGTTTCAATTAATGGTGATGCACTCGGTCGAAATTCTGCTCGATTTTTAGGGAGAGAAATTCAAATGCACAAGTACGAACTTGAAAACGATTCAAATTATTTCAATATTGACAAGATTAAATATACTATTAATCCTCCGGATTCACTTATTGAGAAGGCAAGACAGGAGAGAGATAATGCACAGGGCAGGGAATTTGAGTCTAGTCGTGAAGATATTAGAGGGAACGAAACGTACGATTTACTAGAATGGTACACGATATTTGAAGGTAAGAAAGTAATCTGTTCGTGGGCTAATGATAAGAATCTTCTTATAAGATACCAAGAACTTGACGATGATAAATGGTCTTTTGTTGATAGAAGTCTATATCCTATCTCACATGATTGGGATGGCGTAAGTATTCCTGATGTAACTGAAGATAAGCAGAGAGCCAGAAGTATTATCCAAAATCTTGCATTAAAAACTATGAAGGCTGATATCTATCCGATGTATATATTTGATGAAAATCGTATAAAGAATAGGAATAATCTTAATTTTGAATTTAATAAGTTTATTCCAGTTCGAGGCGATACAACAACAGCAGTATCTCCAATGAATAAGGTTAATCCAAACTTAAATCTATATGATCATATCCTGCAAACTCTTGATTCTGCGTCTCAGAGAGCAACTGCTTGTTACTCAGAAGATACACAAACCCTAACTGAAAACGGGTGGAAATATTATTGGGAGATTGATAAGGAAAAGATAGCAACTTATAATCCCCAAACAAAGAAAATTGAGTATCATAAACCACTCAAAAAATTGGTCTATAAATATGAAGGGGAAATGTATCATTATTATAGAGCAAAAGGTGTTGATTTAATGGTTACACCGGAACATAGAATTTGGCATAGAACTGATAGTGGAAATGGGGTAGTGGGTAATTGGTCTTTGATCCCTGCTAATAAGATAAAATCACAAAGAATAGAGTTTGCTGTAACGGCAGACTGGGACGGAGTTGAACGGGAATATATGGAGATCAAGGAAATTCCCTATCAGAATCAGACACAATATAATAGTGGAGATTATAAATTTAAACTTGATGATTGGGTTGAATTTCTGGGATATATTGTGTCTGAAGGATACATCGGGGCTTTAGAAAAGAACAGAGGGGGATACTTCATTCAGGTAACACAAAAAAGAAAAGAGAAGATAGATAAAATAAGACAATGTTTAGTAAGACTAGATATCAAATTTAAAGAGTACTTTTCAAAAAGTGATTGTTGTATAAAATTTTACATATTCAATAAAACTTTGTGGTATTGGTTAAAAAAGAATATTGGGGATTTCTCTTATAATAAAAGAGTGCCTAGTGAGATTAAGATATTATCTACTCGACAATTAAAGATATTCTTTGATGCTTATATGTGTGGGGATGGCAACTTTGGAAAAAGAGAAGGAGAACACAATGGAACTGCTACAACGGTTTCTTCCGTATTAGCTGACGATTTACAAGAAATATCATTAAAGTTAGGTTATAAAACGAAACTCACCTACAGAGAATCACAAGATCCAAGTCATTTACCAACATATAGATTAGATTTTGTTTTTAACGATAGAAAGAAAGACTGGGTAACACCAAGAATAGACATAAAAGATAATTTAAAGTTTGAAAAATATAATGGTATGGTATATTGCTTTCAAGTTCCTAATCATTTATTTGTTACTAGAAGGAATGGACTAATCTCAATTCAAGGCAATACTCCCGAAATTCAGCAAGGCGTAATGAGTGAGGAACAGAGAACTCTTGGAGAACTCAATCTTGTAGCCGCGCGAGTAGATACTCGGTATTCACTTTCGGCAAAGATATTCGGATGGAGTGAGAAGGCATTTTGGAGACAGTGGTATAATCTATATAAGAAACATTTTAAATCCAAAATTGACGAAAAAATTGTTAGAATAAGTGGCGCGTTTGGCGCAAGGTGGAGGAAGCTTACAAGAGAAAATATAATATCTGAATTTGATCCGGATGTAAAAATCGAGAGTAGAATACTATCAGAAGCGAAAAAGGTCAGAAAACAACAGATGCTGGGTAATTATATGAATATTGTAATGGAAGATCCAAGCGCTAACAGACGATATGGTATAAAGAAACTTGGAAAGTTAGCTGGACTTGATAAGGATGAGATTGAAAGGCTGCTGCCCCCTACTCCCGATGAACTTATTGCAGAAGAACAGAATAAGGTACTAAGTAATAATAAGACAGTTCCAATACTTCCAAATGATAATCATGTAGTACATCTTGAAATACATACAAGAGCAGCAGAAACACCTGCAAAATTTGCTCATGTAGAAGCTCACAAGGAAGCAATCAGATTGAAAAAAGCAAATCCAGATCTATTTCCCGAAGAGGAAGCAGAAGCAGAAACAGGTCTGCTACCGGAACAGAGAGGAAATGTAAAGGCAGAACAACCACAAAATATACCGAGTGCAGTTAATCAAGTAAAAAGTATTGCAGGAGAAGAAACTGCTCCAGCAGTATCAAATGCTACAAATGGATAATAATATACTATTTAAAACAAAAAAAGATATTGAAGAAGCAATTTTTAAGCTAAGAGAACTTGAAGTAAATGAGGGATGGCGGCTTGTATGTGATATTTTGAGAGAGAATATTAAGGTACTTGAAGGAGAAATACTTGATCCTGAAAAAAAAGTAAATAATACTGAATTAAACTTATTAAAGTGGAAGAGACGTTATCAAGAATTACTGATAGATACACCTAGTAGATTAATTGGTCAGCTTGAGAACCCGGAAGGAGAAATGAAAGAACTAGATCCATATGATAAATAACGGAAATACCGATTTTAATTTTTATATTTTTATAATATGTTAAATAATAAGTATATTGAAAATGAATTAGAATATGAAGAAGATGAGGAAGAAACAGAAGATGAGCCTGAAGAAGAAGAAACAAATGGCAAGGAAGAGGAAGAAGAAACAGAAGAAGGTAAAGAGGAGGAAACAGAGGAAGGGGAAGAAGGAGAAGGAAAAGAGAAGAAAGAAGAGGAAGAGGAAGAGGAAGAAGAAGAAGAACCATATAACCCTCTAAGAGAAGAAAAAAAAGAGGAAGAGGATAAGAAGCCTAAAAGCATGGATGAAATTGCTGATGAAGATAAGGAAATAATAAAAGCGGAAGTAAAGAGAGAAACTCAGCCTATAATCATTACTCAAGAAGTTGATCAATATCTAAGAGAAAAGCCGGAGCTTGACAGCTATAGAACACAAATAATCGAAACAGCAAAGAAGTTGCCTCAACTCAAAATTGATGCAGTTGCAAGAATTGTCATTCCCGATAGTGTATATATTAGAATGGGAGCAGACATGGAGAAGAAGGCAAGTAGTGAAGCAAATAGAAGTAAAACAGGTGGAAGCAGTAAGAGAGCAACAGGAACTACAGGTATTCCAGATGTAAACAGCATGAATCCAAATGAGAGGGAAATGATGAGAGAGCAAGTTAAAACGGGCAGATTTAAAGTTTGACATATTATGTTATAGTGTGTTAATATTTATCAATAAAATAGCTAACTGAAATACAGAAGCGTTTTTTTATTCTTTAAACATTAAACAGTTTAAAGAGTCGAGAAACGCTTTTTTGTTTATTTATATTATTTTTTAAGATATTAAAATGGCTGCAACAACTACCACAGAAGTAACTCATGCAGTTAATAACTTCTATGACAGAGCGTTATTAGACAGAGCTACTCCTTTATTACTTCATAATAAATATGGTCAGATACGTGATATTCCCAAAGGAAATACAAATGTTATTAAATTTAGAAAATATGGTGCATTAGCAGTTAATACTACTTCACTAACTGAAGGAGTAACACCTGCTGGAAAGCAGTTAAGTGTCACAGATATTACCGCAACTGTTAGCCAGTACGGTGATTATGTTACACTATCAGATTTTGTTCAGATGACTACTCTCGATCCAATTCTTACTGAAACAGCAGAAGTATTAGGAGAACAGGCAGGACAATCGCTTGACCAAATTATTAGAAATATTGTTGCTGCTGGAACAAGTGTTCAATATTGTGATGTAACAGCTCCAAAAGCAAATGCTGCAAGAAGTGATGTAGCTGCTGCGGATGTTATTGCTGCTGATGAGGTTAGAATAGCTGTAAGAACACTCAAAGTTAATAATGCTCCAAAGATTACAAAGATGGTAAATCCTGATAATGGATATGCCACTACTCCAGTCAATTCATGTTATGTTGGTATCGTACATCCGAAGGTAGCTTATACACTAAAAGGTTTAACTGGATTCGATCCAATAGAAAAATATGCAAGAATGATCCCGGGTGGAGCGATGGAGGGAGAAATTGGAAGATTAGATGAAGTACGATTTATTGAAACTACTTATGCAAAGGTATTTACAGGTGAAGGAGCAGGTTTAATAGATGTATATGCAACATTGATACTTGGAAATAACGCATATGGTGTAACTAGAATTAGTGGAGAGGCTCTTAAGAATATTGTCAAACCGCTTGGTTCAGCTGGAACAAGTGATCCACTTGATCAGAGAACAACTAGCGGATGGAAGGCAACACTAACATCAGCAATTCTACAACAGTTATATATGTTAAGACTGGAATCTGCTGTTGCTGCTTAAAATAGAATAGAGACAGTTATTAAAATTATATTATTTTTTATATTAATAAAATGGCTGATAAATACGAAGAGGGATTGTATAATCAATCTCTAACAAATGCTTTACTTAGGAATGGTATTCCTACTCCGGGTAGTATATATTATCTTGATCCTACTAATGGAAGTAATAGTAATGATGGAAAATCTGTTAATCAAGCGTTTGCTGGTCTAATATATGCAGAGGATCATCTAACAGCAGGACAGCATGATGTATTAGTATATCTTGCTGGAAGTACCTCGCTGCAACTTGCTGAGAGTCTTACATGGGATAAGGATTATACTCACTTCATAAGTATGGCTGCTCCAAGTTGGGTTGGATGTAGAGCAAGAATTATGCATAATGCAAACTTTAGTCCAATGATAACTTTAAGTGGAAACGGATGTATATTTGCAAATCTATATTTCAGTTATGGAAGAGGCGGGGCAGATAATCATATTCTAATGGCTTCAACTGGAGATCATAATTATTTCAAGAATGTAAACTTCGCAGGTATGCTTAATGATACAGAGGCTCAAGATGCTTCAAGTGTAGCTCTACAGATGGTTGGATCTCATAATAACTTGTTTGAAGATTGCGCATTTGGTGTAGGAAGTATTGCAAGAACAGCTGCAAATACGTTAGTAGATTTCACGACAACTGCATCTGGACAGAATTACTTTAAGAATTGTAAATTTATTTCGTGGTCAACTGCGGCAACTCCAACTCATATCAGAATCGCAGATGGAATGGTAGATAGATTTATTGTACTTGACGATTGTCTATTTGTTAATGAAGGCACATCACTTACGCAGGTAATTGATGATAATCAATCTGCTGCTAGTACAATGAGATTTGTTGTAATTAAGGGTGATACAATGATTGTAGGAGCAGATGATTGGGGAGATGCAACATCAGCAGTTAATATATGGCATAAGAGACAAAATGATACAGCAAATATTTGGGGCTTACCTGCAAATCCAGCAGCAAGCTAACATTTAATTGAATAAATTAATTATTAGAATGAATATATGAAAACATTATATAATAATACGGATCTTGATTTAATTAAAGGTGAATTTGATCCGAGACAGACAAGAGAAGTATCAGATGAAGAAGGTGAGAGACTACTTAAACTATATCCAAAAGATTTAGTTGAGAGAAAAGTAGTAATTAATGATAAGAAACCTAGTAGAAGAAGAAGATAACTAAATTCAGAATTAATAAAGCTGAGGATTTTTTGTTAGGCAGAGATCGTAAGGAAACCCCCTATGGTGAGGGGGTTTTCTTTTATCTATGGAGATATATGTTATTTACATTATTTAAGTAAAAATGTTATACTTTATACAGTTTAAACTATTAAATATTTAACTTTATGTATATAGATATGTCAAAAAAAGACAAACAAAAGGTGAATAAGATTACACCTGAAAGCATAAAAAAAGAATCTAAATCCCTTAGTACAGCTGAAGTCGATAGAGTCTCTAGTGATAGAGTATCCGCAATGGACAAACTCCTTTCAAAACAGCCAAGAATGCACATTATGATACCGCTTGGAATCGGCGAAAAGAAGGGAGCAACACATGAAGTATGTATTAATGGATGGGTAAAATCTTATCCGAAGGGAGTAATGCTTGAAGTACCAAAGACTGTATTTGAACTTCTCGCAGAACATTTCAATATTACTCAAAGTGTTGGAAAAGAACTTGAAATTGATCGAGATACTGAAACACAACGGGCATTATCTGGAAGATAAGAATATTATTTTAGTATTATATTAAAATGACTCCAATTCAACTTGCAAGCTATGTACGCCTCAAGACTAAAACTAATACAACAACATTCACAGACGCCGATATTATAGTGCTTGCAAATATCTATATAGACGACTTTGCAAAGGAAATACTGAAAGTCAATGAAGATTATTTTGGAATGCCCCATACCGCAAATCTTACAGCAAATCAAAGAGAGTACCCGTTCCCAGCCGAAATACTCAATCAAATTAAGTTTTTGGAAGCTAAACTCGATGGCACGAATTGGATAAAACTAAAAGAATTTGATCTAAATACATATAGCAGAACTACAGATGAATCCACAATAACAAGCAATTTTAGTAATAATGAAGATGAAGCATTTTACGATCTATTTCGAAATTCGATTTGGATATACTCTGGTACAATTACAGATGTAACATCTGGATTGAAGTTATGGTCTTTTGACTATCCCGCCCATCTTACAGACCTATCTCTTTCAACAGATATTTCAGTTGATCCTACAACTACTACAGGCGGATTTCCAAGAGCATTTCACGAACTCTTATGCAGACGAATAATTATTGAAAAAAAAGGAATGGGAGATAAACCTATACCACTAACTGATAATGAACAGTTATTCAAATTTGATTTTGAAAACGCGCTTGACTCGCTTCGACCTGCTAATCTCGATAGGGCTGTAACAGGAACATTACCAGACGAAGAAGATGAGTCTGATAATGGATACGATTATTAATTTTTAATAAGTAAATATGAATAAAATATCGAAATATATCTTTTACTTGAAAACATTAAAACAGGTAAGAGAAAGAATTGAATCAATGAAGTTAAATATTGAACTATATACTAATTTTATTAGCGAATACAATAAGAGTAATAAAGTTACTCAAATTTCTTTGAAGAAACAGAATAAGAAGGCTACTCCTGAATTTAAGCTTGGAAAGCATGAGATAAGTCAGCTATCTGCTAAAGTCAGCGAGTGGAGTGTTGCTATTGAATCAAACGAGAGACTAATTGAACTTATTGAACAGAAGATGAAGATTACATTACAACTTAAGTTATTTAAAAGATAGAAATGCCTATTGTTAGTGTAATTATACCGGCTCGTAATGAAATATACTTGCAAAAGACAATCGAAAATATACTAGCAAATACAGAGGGAGATATCGAAGTTATTGCAATACTGGATGGCTACTGGTCTAATCCGCCAATTAAGGATGATCCAAGAGTTCTTCTTATTCACCATACAAACGCAATAGGACAGAGACAGTCAATTAATGAAGGCGCAAGAATAGCAAGAGGTAAATATGTATTGAAGTGTGATGCTCACTGTGCATTCGATAAGGGATTTGATGTCAAGCTCGCAGCTGATTGTGAGTATGACTGGACTATTATACCAAGAATGTATAATCTCGATCATAATACATGGTTGCCTAAGATGCATAAGAGAACTGATTATATGTATATAAGTAATGCGCCCGGGAAGGAACTGAGAGCCCTATATTATAATAAAAGACATTCTCATAGCGATAGTCTAATTGATGATGTAATGACAGGGCAGGGAGCCTGTTTTTTCATGCAGAAGGATCGCTTCTGGGAACTTGAAGGAATGGATGAGAATCATGGAAGCTGGGGGCAGATGGGAGTTGAAGTAGCGCTTAAGGCATGGCTATCCGGAGGATCTCTAAAGGTAAATAAAAAGACATGGTTCAGCCATTGGTTCAGAGGAGAATCATCTGGATTTCCTTATCCCATAAGTGGAAAGGATGTAGCAAAGGCAAGGAGTTATTCAAATGATCTTTGGAAAAATAATAAGTGGCATAAGCAGGTAAGAACACTTGAATGGCTACTAAATAAGTTTAATCCTCCAGACTGGGAAAGCAAACCGATAGATAATGATATTGAAAGAAAATATTATGAATATATGATAGGAGGCGGTAGGATGCCTAAATGGAGGGGTGTTGATGTAATTAAATACCCAAATGATTTAATTCTCTATGAAGAAGCATTATACAACAATAAGCCTGACTTCATTGTAGAAACAGGAACATATAGGGGAGGAAGTTCTTATTTTCTAGCAGATATATGTGAGCTAATTGGACATGGACATGTTATTACAATAGATATGCATAATCATCATCCGCCAAAACATAAACGAATTACTCATATTATAGGACGTTCTACTGATAGTAATACATTAAAACAAGTAAAGGAACTTGTAGGAGATGGTACTTGTATGGTAATCCTTGATTCAAATCATCATAGAAGTCACGTAAAAAGAGAATTACATTTCTATAGTGATATTGCAACAAGAGGACAATATATTGTAGCAGAAGATACTAATTACAAAGCAGATGGTAACATAAATGGAGTAGAAGAAGCTGTAACATGGTTTGTCAAACGCAATAAAAATTACAAAATTGAAAATCCGGAGAAGAAATATATTTTTTCATTATGTCCAAATGGATGGATCAAAAAGCAATAGATACAACAATAATATATTATACAGACAATACACTTGAGAAACACTTTGAAGAAAAAGTACAGGATTATCTTATTAACGCATCAGATGGAAAGAAGATAATATCAGTCTCGCAGAAGCCGATGTCGTTTGGAGATAATATATGTGTTGGAGATATAGGGCGTTCTCATCATTCACTATTCTATCAGACTCTTATTGGAGCAGAAGCGGCAAAGACAAGGTATATTGCCCTTGCTGAACATGACTGCCTATACACAAAGGAACATTTTAACTGGATTCCACCAAGTGATAATATATTCTACTATAATGTCAATCAATGGCTTGTTCAATGGAATAATAAAATTGCGGGTCAATATTCATACTTCCGAAGGAAGTGTATGTCCCAACTGATATGTAATAGAGAATTATATATACATGCAGTAAAAGATAGATTAATACTACTTGAAAATGGATATATTATAAAGAAGGGAAAACTCGGCGCATGTGAACCCGGTGTATGTGATAATCGAGTTGCATTTATTCGAAATAAAGCCGAACTTGCAAAATTCAAAGATATCGGAAAACAAGAGAAATTTAAAGCAATGGGATTCAGAACAACTATTCCAAATCTCGATATTCGTCATGGTGATAACTTTAGCGGCAACAGGCGGGCAAATAAAAAGTGTTATTCAATTCCATACTGGGGATCATTTCATAAGGTAATGGGAAAAGTTCCTCCGGGCAGATGGTATCAAGAGGCTGTAATTAATGAAATTGGAATGACTGTAAGCCGAAAAAAGGATACAAGCGAGAAAAGATGGAATAATTTAATTAAACCATTAATTCCTTATAAAAAAGGAGAAAACAGAATGTTTATTGAACTTGGATGTAATGCTGGATTTTATTGCAGAAAGATGGCTGACTTAGGATATAAATCAATTGGAATTGAGAAGGAAGTTGAATTTATACGACACGCCTGCTTTTGGGAGTCATGCGATCCAAGGGGAGTTAAGATTATTGAAGGCGATATAAACAATTATGAAATACCATGTTCAAGTATTGTACTTATTGCAAATGTTCACTACTGGCTGACAACATTAGAACTTAATACTTTAATTAAAAAACTTAGAGAAAAATCGTTATATGTAATTGTAGTTGGCAGACATAACCCTTCTCCAAAACATAAATCACCATGTGATTCTGAATTTCTTAAAATAAGCTTTAGTGGATGGGAAATTAAAGATATTAGATATGGTATCAAGCACTATTCGATTATATTTAAAAATCCGGATCTAATTGAAAAAGATGTAAATGAGATATTTCCTTTTCAGCAGTTATCAAATAGTAAACGATTTCTTCCTTCCTTTGAGAAATTTATTAGACTTGTATTATCAGAAAGAAAATTTAATCCATTAAAGACTGATTATTATAAATACTTAAAATGGAGAAAATTTGATGATATTAAATCAATAATAAAAAAACATATAAATCTTATAGTGAATATAAAACAAAATGGAATTACAAAAGTCTTAGAAATTGGAAGAATAGTAAATGGAAAGTATGAAAAAGATAGACTTGTAGATGGTGATCATAGATATATTATTGCAAAAACAGTAGGAATAAAGAAAATTATATGTAAAATAAATAAATAAATTTTTATAACAATAATATGGCAACAATAATATTACCTATAAGTGGTGCAATGCTGGATGCTACTACTCCACCCGGAATAGCATTTATAAATAGCAGAATGAAACTACTTTTTGACGCTGATACAGCAGAGATATGTTACTGGATATTCAGAATGCCTGCAGATTATTCTTCTGGATTGATAGCTAAACTTCAGTATTCTATGGTAAGTGCAACAGCGAATGAGGTTGAATTTGAAATTTCAGTAATGGCAGTAACGCCTGACGATGCAGCTGATATCGACACTAATAGTTACGCTTCGGTGAATAACGGCTCTGAAACAGTACCCGGCACAGCAGGATACATGAGTGAAATATCAGTAGCTCTGTCAAATGCTGATTCTGTAGCGGCTGGTGATTGGGTTTGTATTAGAATTGCAAGAGACGCTGATGACGGAACTAACGATGACGCAACTGGCGATGCTGAATTGTGGAATGTATCACTCGAATATACGGCGAGTTAAAATTAGTTTTTTATAAATGTCAATACTTTTTGCGGCAGCTTCAAGTGAATATTTGGAAATTAACGCAACTCCTGTTACTGCGCCTCCTTTCACACTTGCTTGTTGGTTTTATGCGGATGCTAATACAGGGGCATATTCTCTAGTATCTTTGGCAGATAAAGATACTGATTGTAATTATCACCAGATTGTTCTGAGGGGAGATTTGACAAGTGATCCGATTTTAGCTACTAGTAGAAACTCAACAACTACTCCATCTGCTACAACTTCCTCAGGATATTCTCTTAATACTTGGCACCATGCCTGCGGTATTTGGGCTGCTACAAATAGCAGAGCAGTTTATATAGATGGCGGCTCGGTGGGAACGGATACAGCAACTTGTGCGAGTACAGACATGGATAGGGTGAGTATAGGAAGGCTTGGAGATAGCACGCCTGGCAGATATATGTCTGGAAGAATAGCAGAGGCGGCAATTTGGAATGTTGCATTAACGGCAGCAGAAGTTGCAACTTTAGCTCTTGGAATTTCGCCACTTCAAGTAAGGAAGGCAAGTCTTGTTGCATATTATAGATGTATTGATGTTACCGATCTAAATGACTTAATTGGCACAGGAGATATGACTGCATATAATACACCAGCTTCTGCTGAACATGCTCCTGTTATGTATTTTAATGGAGTTGTTTTCGTTCCCGAAACTGGTGCAGTTTCTAGTCCAAGTGCAAGTATCTCAGCTTCACCGTCTGAGTCTATCTCACACAGTATCTCAGCTTCACCATCTGAATCACCGTCTGAATCGATTAGTGCAAGTCCCGGATCTGCTTCAATATCCGAATCTATCTCACACAGCATCTCAGCTTCACCTTCTGAATCAATTTCGCATAGTATCTCAGCCTCTCCGTCTGAATCTATTTCACACAGCATCTCAGCTTCTCCTTCTGAATCAATCTCACACAGTATCTCAGCATCGCCATCTGAATCTATTTCACACAGTATCTCAGCTTCTCCGTCTGAATCTATCTCACACAGCATCTCAGCTTCTCCATCTGAATCTATCTCGCACAGTATCTCTGCTTCTCCATCTGAATCTATCTCACACAGTATCTCAGCTTCACCTTCTGAATCAATTTCGCATAGTATCTCAGCCTCTCCGTCTGAATCTATTTCACACAGCATCTCAGCTTCTCCTTCTGAATCAATCTCACACAGTATCTCAGCTTCTCCTTCTGAATCGATTTCGGCTTCACCTAGCATGTCATCAGCAGTAAATAACTGTATTGCAGGTATCTATAATGGAAGATTATATACATATGATGGTGAATCGTGGACAGAACAGCAACCTGCTGGTAATAATAATAAATTATGGATTGATAGTGATATATCAGCAGATGGAACAAAATTTATAGGATGTGTTAATAATGGAAGATTATATACATATAACGGTTCAACATGGACAGAACAGCAACCTGCTGGTAATAATAATAAGGTCTGGCGTAGTTGTGCAATATCAGCAGATGGAACTCGATTTATTGCTGCCGTACACGATGGAAGATTATATACATATAATGGTTCATGGACAGAACAGCAACCTGCTGGTAATACTGATAATCCGTGGGAAGAATGTGGAATATCAGCAGATGGAACTCGATTTATTGCTTGTGCATATAATGGAAGATTATATACATATGATGGTGAATCGTGGACAGAACAGCAACCTGCCGGTAATGATGATAAATTATGGGATAGTTGTGCAATATCGGCTAATGGAACTGAATTTATTGCATGTGTAGATAGTGGAAGGATTTATTCCTATAATGGTTCAACATGGACAGAACAACAACCAATTGGAGACAATGTTGATGAATGGCAGGATTGTGCAATATCAGCAGATGGAACTCAATTTATTGTTTGTGCATATGATGGAAGAATATACACGTATGATGGTGAATCATGGTCAGAACAGCAACCTGCTGGTAATACTAATAAACGATGGGTTAAGTGTGGTATTTCTACAGATGGAACTCAGTATATTGTTTGTAATGAAGGATCTGGAGGAGCTGGTAGATTATATATTTATGACGGTGATAATTGGTTCGAACAGTATCCCGCTGGTGAAAGTACCTTTCAATGGTTTGCATGTGCTATAGTTCATTTTGAAATTCCCTCACCAAGTCCAAGCAAATCTATCTCGCACAGCATCTCAGCCTCTCCTTCAGAATCGATTAGCGCAAGTCCCGGATCTGCTTCACCATCAAAATCTATCTCTCACAGTATCTCAGCCTCTCCATCCGAATCGATTAGTGCCAGTCCCGGATCTGCTTCAATATCCGAATCTATTTCACACAGTATCTCAGCTTCTCCGTCTGAATCTATTTCACACAGTATCTCAGCTTCTCCGTCTGAATCTATTTCACACAGTATCTCAGCTTCGCCTTCAGAATCTATTTCACACAGCATCTCAGCTTCTCCTTCTGAATCTATTTCACACAGTATCTCAGCTTCGCCTTCAGAATCTATTTCACACAGCATCTCAGCTTCTCCTTCCGAATCAATTAGTGCCAGTCCCGGATCTGCTTCGCCGTCTGAATCTATTTCGCACAGCATCTCAGCATCTCCGTCTGAATCAATCAGCGCCAGTCCCGGATCTGCTTCAATATCCGAATCTATCTCGCACAGTATCTCAGCTTCGCCATCTGAATCTATTTCGCACAGCATCTCAGCCTCTCCTTCAGAATCAATTAGCGCAAGTCCCGGTTCAGCTTCACCATCAAAATCTATCTCTCACAGTATCTCAGCCTCTCCATCCGAATCGATTAGTGCCAGTCCCGGATCTGCTTCAATATCCGAATCTATTTCACACAGTATCTCAGCTTCTCCGTCTGAATCTATTTCACACAGTATCTCAGCTTCTCCGTCTGAATCTATTTCACACAGTATCTCAGCTTCGCCTTCAGAATCTATTTCACACAGCATCTCAGCTTCTCCTTCTGAATCTATTTCACACAGTATCTCAGCTTCGCCTTCAGAATCTATTTCACACAGCATCTCAGCTTCTCCTTCCGAATCAATTAGTGCCAGTCCCGGATCTGCTTCGCCGTCTGAATCTATTTCGCACAGCATCTCAGCATCTCCGTCTGAATCAATCAGCGCCAGTCCCGGATCTGCTTCAATATCCGAATCTATCTCGCACAGTATCTCAGCTTCGCCATCTGAATCTATTTCGCACAGCATCTCAGCCTCTCCTTCAGAATCAATTAGCGCAAGTCCCGGTTCAGCTTCACCATCTGAATCTATCTCGCACAGTATCTCAGCCTCTCCTTCTGGTTCGATCTCAGAATCTCCCTCAGCTTCACCTTCCAGCTCGATCTCAGCTTCACCATCCGGTTGGCAGGAAACTATTAAGCCTGTAATATCATGGACACATATCGAAAAACCAACTGTAGTTTATACAAAAGTTGCTAAACCAACATCAATTTGGACTAAGATAGCAAAAACACCAGTTCATTGAAACGTTACTTTTAAATTAATAAAAAATGTTATAATATAATATATACTTTAAACTGTTTAAATAGTTAACATGGATGGAATATTACTTCGTGGTTTCGCAACGGGAGGAATATCAGAATCTAAATATATGGGTACTGAAGGCTCTTCTGCTTCAATGGTAGGCTGTGATATTCATTCAATACCGGGAGTATTACAGTCAAACCAAAAACTTACAAAAATTATTAGTGAATCAACTGTAGATGCAATGTGTGAAGTAGCAGTTGCCTGCTCAGATGGAAACAGCTACTGGTTCAGCAATACAACAGGCAGTATTTGGAAGGTAACATCAGCATTTTCTGTATCACTTGTTCATACAACTACTCCCGAAATTGGAGGAGCTGGATGTCTTGGCGCAATGGAATATAAGGGATATATATACTGGGCAACTGAAAAGAGACTTCATAGAATTGCTGTTACAACAACAGCTCTCGCAGATTGGGCTACATACGCAAGTGAAGATTGGGGCGCGCTTAATTTTGAACAAGAAGATGGTGGAATAGGATCAACTTATATACTTCTAACTTCAATTAGTGAAGATCCTGCTCATAGACAAACTTATTATCCTTTAATGCGACCTGAAGAATCAGTTGCGCTTAATATTAATGCAAAAGGAACAGGTAATTGGACTCTAACAATACATGACGCTAGTAATAATCTCATAGCTTCAAAAACTATTACAAATGCAAATCTACCTGCTTCTGGATGGTGTTTCTTTGTACCATCAGCAGTATGGTATCCTACTCTTGGAAATCTATATCATATTCACGTAACAACAACTGTCGCAAATGCAACACTTATTGCAAACGTAGATACAGGCGGCAATATGAAAATATATGGAACTTCAGACTCCTCTTGGCATCCAATGATAATACAAAATCAAATATTATATATCGGAGATAGACACTATGTACATCAAGTAGAAACGGCAGAAGATTCAAATGGAGTTGAGGTTGCAACATTTTACAACAATGTACTTGATATTGAAGAACCTCTACGAGTTAAATGTCTTGGCAGAATTGGCACTGACCTGCTAATTGGAACGTATGTAAGTGATAATGTTAATATGACTCAGATATTCAGATGGAATACATGGAGTGTAAGTTTTTCCGTAGCAGATACAATACCTGAAACTGGAATAAATTGTTTTATTCCAACTGATAACTATGTACTTGTAAATGCTGGAATTAGTGGAAATCTATATGTATATGATGGACAACAGCTTATTCTTCTTCGAAATATACCCGGAACATACTCACCTACATCTTATGGGACTGTTCATCCCAATTCAGCAACAAATCTTAAGGGACTTCCAATTTTTGGATTTTCAAATGGCTCTGGAAATCCTACAAATGAAGGTATATATAGTTTCGGATCTGTTAGTTCAAATCTTCCGAAGATACTTAATCTTGAATTTCCCATATCACAGAGAACAGGCGGCGGTGATATGATACTTACAAATATTGAAATAGGAGCAATTCTGGCTCTTGGAGACAATCTGCTTGCTGCATGGAAAGACTCAACATCAGGCACAGTATATGGGATTGATAAGCTCGATTATAGTAACAAACTTAATGAAGCATATATTGAATCAAGAGTAATGGAAATTGGCGTTAAGGAACTAGAAAAAGTTACTCAATTTACAGTTAACTATGAATCAGTACCAATCCATCTCGAACAGACACTTGGCGGCAGTACAAATAAGTATGCTACAGCAGTCGCAATAAATGAAGGAGCAACTCATAGACAAACATATATCCCCGAACTGGCAACACAATCTGCAATAGCAATTAATGTAGATACAGTAGGGGGAGGAACATGGACAGTAACAGTACATAATTCAACTAATGTAGTAATGAAAACTAAGACAATCGCAAATGCAAGTATTTCTACTGGATGGAATACATTTACGTTTGATGCTCCATTCTATGTAACACTTGGGAATAGTTACCATATTCATATTACTACATCAGTAGCAGATGGTGAAGTCGAGTCAAGTACGCATGACGATCTTGAAGATGGAAATGTCAGAATATATGGTCTCTGTGATGTAGATATACAGTATAAAAAGAATAATGGAAATTGGACAGACTTAACAGAAGTAGTTGATACAGATCGAAATCAGATACAAGCAGACTTTGAAGTTGAAGCAGGTTCACTACAAGTTAAATTGATATTAAATTGTAATGATAATGATTCACCAGTTATTAGAAATATTTTAGTTACTTAATATTATGGCAAAAGTATCAGGAGTGTTTTTAGATATACCACAAATGAGTTTTGAAGAACTTGGTGTAGGTACAATAAGTTCCGGAGACAGAGGACGCTTTAAAGAATTATCTATAGGAGAGGGTTCAAATGTAGTTAAGGCAGATGATCAGGGCTTTTGGATCGGTGGAGAGACTTTTGATACTGCTCGATGGAGAGTTGATATGCTTGGAAACATGTACTGGAATGACGGAACTAACGATAGAGTATTCATTGGGGAGGAGTAAATTATGGGATATATACTTAAAATTGTTGATGAAGGAAAGGATGTAAAAGATCCAACTCTAGCGCCCTATGAGTTTTCTCTAATATTAACAAAAAATACACTTAAGGAAAAAAGTTCAGGTGTTGGTACTGGCAATATTGCGCATGGCATTACAGGAGGAATACCGCTTGTACTAGAATATAATGTAACACCAAGTGGAACAAGTGATACAGGCTGGAGAGTCCCAACAGCAACTGGTTTAATAAAAAATGAGTGGGTAAATCCAACAAATGCTTATGTAAGTGATGATGCTTATACTTATCCTGTAGATGGTGGAGTAAGCTTTTTCGCAAGACTTCTTAAGGTGAGAATATCTTTTGACGATGGAGATACTTTTAGTATTTGGTCGGGACGGGAGTTTCAATTTACTACTGGAGTAGATCAAATAAAAAGTTCAGGTAGTAGCACATATTTATGGGGACTTACTGCAACAGAGGCTACAGCTGGTCTCACACACTTTTTGGTACAAATAGAAAATTGCGAAGAATATCAAGATTATTATGGCTTTAATTTCGAGGCAGAAGGTATGGTAACAGGTATAGTTATTGAAGTTGAAGCACATCGTTATACAAATCCGTTTGTATGGGATGGAATATATTTAGATCGTATTCGAGCAAAAATATATTACGATCCAAATGTTGCTCATGCAGCTAGCGGCGCAGAAGTAGATGCGACAAATATGGTATTAGGAGCTTCAAACCGATTTTATAGAATATTTTATAATAAACAAGCAGTTTAAATTATGAGTAAATATCTTTCTAAAATTTCAAAACTTGGTAAGGATGTTAAAACTTGCGGATATAATGACTTGATATTCACATCAGAATTTCCGTTACTAAAAATACACAAACAGGGAAGTGGATCAATAACTATCAAGGTAACCGGGCAGACAATTACAATACCACATACTACTGGAATTACTCCAATGTTTATTGCATTTACAGAATGGTACGATATTAATTCTTTTGAAAAAGCAGACAATTATAGACAATTTTCTTTTTCCGAATTTCAAGGAGTAGTCTATTGTTTTTACAACGCATGGACAGATAATAATAATTTATATTTATACTATGAAGATATGGGGACTAATACTCTTTTGAAATATTATTACTTTATCTTTGAAGATCCAATAACATGACTTATAATGTAAAAATATCAGATACAGGAAAGTCGGTTATCCCGGAGAATATTGATGACTTAATATTCAAAAGTGTCCCGACAGTATCTATTCGAAAAAGAATATCTTTAAATGTAACTAGCAAAGCTATAGTATCTACATATAACTACAAAGACGGTCAAGAACAAAATACATATACACATAATTTCGGATATATTCCGCAAGTAATTGCATTTGTTACAACATCAAATCTCGGAGACAATCATCCAAATTCATATATCAACGTACCACAAACATGGATGGATAGTTATGTCGAAACATACTGGCTATACGAAGAGTTTAGATGCTACGCAACATCGTCAATAGTCGTTTGCAAAGCCGTTCCATATATTGCTATTACAGAAGAACCAACCTATCAAACATTTGCATATACATATACATTTAATATTTTAATTCTAATGGAAGAAGCACTGATATCATAACATAAACGACATACTTGTATAAATTATTGAAACAATATTTTTTAACATAATAACATGGCACTAATATATAACGAAATAATGAAAGTTCCCGGACTTGAGGGAAACTGGCAGCAGAGACTTCAAACATTTGGCAAGAAGTTCTTTGGAACGAATTATACCGGAAGCCCCCAACAGAATAATGACTTATATAATAAGATTCGAAAGGGAGAATATGGTACTGTTCAAGAACAGCCAACTGTTAAACAACCTACAAAATCAGGAGAAGTACCTCAATACCTTGAGCAATACCAGACACTGGCACAAGAAGTTAAAGCAGCAGAAGATACACCCTTTAAAAGTGATGAAGAAATAAAGGAAGAGATAAAGAAAGAAGTTGAAACTCCAATACCAGAAGCACCAAAACTTGAAGAATACTATAAGGAATCACGAGAAGAATATGGTATTGATCAAACAGAAGCCGAAATAAACGACCTCAAAGCACTTGAAAGAGAGTTATATGCAACACTTCGACAGAGAAAGACTGCGGAAGAAGGTAAGACTGTTGCAATGGGAGTAATGGCAGGAAGAATAGGTGAAATCGAACGACAGGAGAAGGAAAATCTTGACTTCATTCAACGAGAACTTGCGTATAAAGTGGATCAAGTAAATTCAGCCTATGGTGCAATCGAAATGATGATGAATATAAAAGGAACTGATTTTCAGAACGCAATGACAGAATATAATGCAATATTTAATCAGAAGATTCAAATATACGAACAATTCAGAGAAGTAAAGAAGGAACAATTAGATGAATATCATAGGCAGCAGGAAATGGCACGAGCTAATCTTGAGATATACATTGGAGCAATTAAAGATGGAAACCTTGCATATGATTCACTTGATGAGAATACAAAAATAGCAATAACAAAACTTGAAATACAATCAGGTCTCGGCGAAGGATTCGTAAGCAAACTTAAACTCGCACCCGGTGAAGATATTAAATCAATTACTACAAGAGTAGATGCAGCAGGAAATACATATGCTGACATAATTAGAGTAGATAAAGATGGGAAGATATATGTTGAAAGTAAATATGTTGGAAAAACAAAAGTAGCGAGTAGTGGAGGCACATCAGGTACAACAAAAGCTCCCAAGATAACGAGTTCAATGGTAAATGCGATGAGCAGTGCATTTAAAAACGTAGATATGGATAGAACAAAAGCATCAGGAGAACAGTATGATAAGCGAATGGATCAGGCGGAGGCTGATGCATTAATGAAACAGGCGTATGGGATTGCCGGCGGGAACGAGGAATTAGCATATGAGCTTTATTACATGATATGGGATCAGGGATATGACTACGTGGAGTGGGATAAACCTAAATAATAAATTTTTAATTTTATAATTATGGCAATGGATGAAGCAACAAAAAGAAGGCTATTTTTTAGTGCTATTACGGTAGAAGAGGATGAGGAAGAGGAAGAAGAAAGAAGAAGAAAATTATTCTCTAGTAGAGAGGCAAGAATTGAGGAGAGGTCAAAATCTCAACAGGCAGCAGAAGAACAAAAAGAAAAAAATATCAAACGGCAACAAGAACGCAAGCCTATATGGGAAGATCCGACACTTACGCCTGAGGAACAAAGCTTTTGGCAAAAAATGCAGACAGCGGAAACAGAACAGAAAAAACCGTTCTTAAAGAAAGCATGGGAGAGATTAACTTCAAAGGAAGAATGGAAAAAATTAGGAACAGATGTAAAAGAATTTTTTGTAGGTAAGAAAACCCCAGAAGATATAAGTAAATTATCACCAGAAGAACTTGAGAAACTATCCCCAGAGGAAATATTAAAATTCAAACCAGAGGAGATACAAATGGATGACGAACAATATATAAGTCTATATGGCGGGATTACAAACGAATTGATAGAAACAAACAGACAAATAGCAAGTATTGAAGAAGAAATAAGCAAGACAGTTGGAAAGAGACAAACCGGTGAACTTCCGTATAGAGATGTAAATAGAGATATGTACGAAGCAAGACAACAGGGTATTACTCTTGAGGAATACTGGAAAAAACAGGAAGAAGGAGGAAAAGAGTTTTATACACTTGAGAAACAGGAACAGCAGGATGCTCTTCGTAAACAACTTGAAAATTATAAAGACCTTTCAACAATATATAGACAATTTCTAGGGCAGGAATCAATAAGAAGAGGAGCAGTTAAATCAGCAGTTGGCAAGTTAGAAAAAGACCCTATTGAATTATTACCATTTATAGGTGATGTAAAGAGTTTGAGTAACTTTCTTGAACAATATAGTGTATTAAAAAAGTATCAAGAAAATCCAGAAGAACTTAATGATACTGAATGGTCTCAAATACGCAAATTACAAGGCGATATACTCAAGAAGTATATGAAAGCAGGAGTAGGTGATAGTGTAGGTGAGATGGTAGTTGAGATGCCTAAATTCATGATTGAGTTTGCTCTTACAGGAAACTTAGCAGAAGCCGGACAAGAAGTAGCTGAAAAAGGATTAAAGAAGATGGGAGGTGAAGCAGCAGAAGAAACACTTGAAACAATGGCTAAAAGAAAATTAATACAGACAGTAGAAGAAAAAGCGGGAAAAGAAATACTTGAGGAAATAGGAGAAAAGACACTAAAGGAAACTGCATATAGTATTATTAAAAGTAGTGTAGGATCATTAGTTAGATTAAATGTTGCATTTATTCCACAAATTGCAAATAAGACTGCTGAATATATCCTACCAGAATATGATCTTGTAGGAGGTGAAAATGGAGATATAATATTAAAAAAGATTGATAGTGGGGACGATTTTGCAACAGCATTAAGTAAAGCATATCTCACAACATATCTTGATATTGCAACTGAGGATCTCGGTGTAATTGTAGAAGATGGAGGAGACTTCCTGAAAAGATCTATTTTAGGTAAATATGCAACAAAGACGGGAATAAAAACACTTACTGAACTTGAACAGGTCGCTGCAAAAGTAGGTTGGAATGGAATAATAGGTGAAGTATTTGAAGAAGAAATATCAGAACTTGCTCAAGCGCCAATAGAGAGTCGAAAGTATTATGATCCATTTACTACTCCAGAAGGCAGAGAAAGACTATTAACCGAGACTCTTGGAATAGCAGCCTTTTCAGGTATATCTCAAGCAAGCGCAGATACACTATCAAAACTTGATAAGGTAGCTGATAAGAGAAGTGAATATAGTATAGATATTACAGAAGGAGTAAAACCTATAAAAGAACCTGAAATAACTCCCGTTGTAACCGAAGAAGGAAAGGTAGAAGTTGAAGAAAAAGGAATAGTACCTGAAGGAGGTAAAGCAATAACAGAGGAAATAAAACCAAAAGAAGTAGAAATTGCACCTGAAGGAGGTAAAGTTGAAATTAAAAAGAAAGTAACTCCTATAGAAATAGAAAAAGGAGCAGAAATAAAAATATCAGAAAAAGACGAATTAAAAGCAGAGGAGGACTGGACAGATAACTATGCTGAAAAATATCAAGAGTTAGAAACAAAGCTTAATGAATCTGAAAAGGAATTAGGAAAAATATCAGAAGCTAAGAAATGGGAGACAAAAAGAACAGAGGTACAAGAACAAATTGATACAATATCTTCAGAACAGGGAAAGATGGAGGAAGAATGGATAAATAAGTGGACAATAGGAAAGGCAGAAAAAATAGAAAAAAAACCAATAACAAAAGAAGTTATAAAAGAAGCTAAGATCCCAACCTATGCAGAAGCTCAAAGACTTATACCAAAAGAAGGAGGATATGCAAATGCTAAATCATTACCTGCTGTAAATAGAATGACATCTGTTGAGATCGCAAGTGCATTAAACTTAAATCCAAAATATCTATATGAACAAGCAACAAAAAAAGGAATAGCTCTACACGACTATATGATGGAGATAGATCGCCAAACAACTACGGAAAAACGAGTCGCAGTTGGAGAAAGACTATTAGATGTACTATCAGAAGAAAAAAAACCTGTAAAGAAAAAGGGAAAGGTTATAACAGTTAAAAAAGGAAAACTATCACTAGAAGAAGCAAAAAAACTTAATGATACTTTCGTTAAAGATGCCAAAAGAGTAAAAAGTATTGAAAAAAAAGGAGGAACAACATATCTATCACCCGACGCCCGAAAGGCAAAAATGAAATTGAACATGGCTGGATATAAACTTAGTAATGCAAAAGATACTACTCTTGGATTTAATTTACAAGAAAAAAAACCTACTATAACTAAGAAAGGTCAGGTAGAGATAACAGAACTCGGAAGAGAATCAAAAGTGGAACGGGAACGAATGTACGAAAAGAAAGGCAAAGAAAGAGTAAGCAAGAAAGGAAAAGGAATCGAAACAACACCAATGGGAACTGCAATAAAGAAAAGCATACTTGAAGATAATACAGTACCAATGCCAGAAGGAAAGGATAAAGTATCAAAAGAAGAAATTGATGCATCAATTTCACAAATTACTGAAGAAATGAAAGTCGGTATTGAAATGCCCAAAGGAATTTCAGCAGTTGAATCAGAAGAATATGCTACTGGATATGAGTATATTAGAACTGGTATGGGATACCCAAATTGGATACCTACCGAATATAGACAAAAATCTATTGTTCAGAAAGCTCTTGATGCTCTATTTGAGAATGAATCACCAAAGAGAGGCACAAAGGCAGCAGAATTATATAAAATAGCAGTACAAGAAGCGAAGGAACGAGTAGGTGATATATACGGATTAAGCACAAGAACTGCATTTGCTACTAAAGAAGGAAAAAGAATAGGAGAATTTGAAAAACGTATCATTCCAAAAGAAGGTACAGGTGAATTTAAACTTAATAAAAAGATACAGGAACTAATCAAGAAGTACGCAGAACGAATTGGAGAAGGATACCTTCCACGAAATACTCTTGGAGTATATTATCCTGAGACTAAAAATATTAGAGTTAATGCTTTAAATAATGTAAGTGCAGTAACACATGAAGTAGCGCACTTCCTTGATGACGCATTAGATATTACATCCAGAATTAAAACCGCAAAGATAACAGGAGGACAGTCAATTAGAGAATTAAACAAGCTCTATATGAGCTACTATCCGAAAGCAAACGCTTCTACTGATCCCAAGCTAAAATTAATTGAAGGATATGCTACCCTACTTCAAAAGTATGTAGAAATGCCTGAAACAATAAAGAAAGAATATCCTCATCTAGTAGAACAATTTATAGATAAGGATGGAAGATACTATAATACTGTAATTGATAGTGTTCTATCCGATATTGAGAATATAATAGTAGATTATCAATCACTAAAGGCAATAGATAAGATAGGGGCAAGAGTAACATCTGAAAAAACTAATATTGATAAGGAAAGTTTCTTAAACTTCTTTGAAAAGCTGAGAACACAACTTGTTGATCAATGTTACCCGGTAGAAGTATTGGCAAAGAAAGCAGGTGTACTATTTACAAAAGAAGATCCTTCTCTATGGCTGAGAGCATTTAGCAGTATAAATGGAATTATTGCAAACAATATTAATACAAATAATGGATACTGGACACTTAATCAAAAGGGAGACTTTACCCGGAAATATGACTATAACTGGAAAACAATTATAGATGGACTTCAAAAGAGAAAGATGACAGATACATTTGGAAATTATCTGATCGCACGAAAACAATACTTTGACTATGAGTATCTCAATGAAATACAAGAGGAATTAAATGATTTAAAAAGTGAAGTAAAAAAGCTAGGAATAGTTAAATCTAGTATTACAAAACTAAGTACAGGAGAGAACTTATATAAGAAGTACCTACTTGTACAGAAAACATATACTGAATTAGGAGATATACTTAAAAAAGATGGATTTACAAGAGAAGAAGTAAATGAAGCTTATAATAGTAATAAAGATTTATTTAAAGAAGAAGAAAAGATGTTTGATACACTTACACGAGAAGATTTATTATTTCTTAATCATAGTGAAGTTCAACTCCTAACAAAAGAACAGTTAAATAAACTTGATTCAAAGAAAGGATATGCCTCATTTAAAAGACAATTCTATGATGACATTGTAGGAGAAGATGATACATTTCCAGCTCAAGCAAGAGTTGGAAAGACAAGAATATCATCTCTACTTCATAGAAAAGGATCAATGAAAACTATCATACATCCTCTATTTAGCGCAATTGCAAATCATAATGAAATAATTAGAAAAGGAGCAAGACAAATTGTATATAATAAAATTGGTAATATCGGTATATCCGCTATACTACCTAATCTATTTCAGGAACAAGAACTTAAAGCAAGTGTTGATACAGTAACTGGTGTTGTTAAGTTTCCGCAGGAGAAAGATCCAAACATTATTATGGCTCGACAAGACTATAAAAGGAAACCTATTCTAGTTGATAAGTCAGTTAAAGAAATAGTAGATAGTATATTAGATCATAAAAATATTGATGCATTCACTAAATTTTATGTTGGATTATCAAGAATGTTCACAGCCGGAACTACAGGACTCTATGCACCATTTGCAGCTACAAATTTTCTTGTAGATCAAATCACGGCACAATCGAATACTACAAATAAATATAAATTCTTATATACTCCTCTTAAAGAAATTGGAGAAGTCATATTAAATAAACAAAGTGATAATTATAAATATTATCAGGAATACATGACAATGGGAGGTGAAAGACAAACTTTCAGTGGATGGCAGAAATTAGCTCCAAAAGATTTATTCAAGATAATATCAAACGAGAAAAAAGGATTAGATAAGATAACTAAATTACTCGATAAGGGAACTGATTTACTTTCAACTCCATCTAAGTATAGCGAAATAATGTCAAGAGCATCTGAATATATCAGATCAAGAAAAGTAGGAAAATCTCAAGTTGTAGCCCTCGAAGAAGCAGGTAGAGTAACTGCTCCATTTCATCATATGGGAAAATGGGGAGGACAATTTATGCAAACATTTATAAGAGGACTTCCATTCTTTAATGCATCACTACAGGTACTTGATCAGACAATAAGAACTGCTGAAACACCACAGGGAAGAAAGAGACTTACATTCGTTACTCTAGCCGTTACAGCAGCTTATATAGCAAGTCTAACTGCAATGATGGGAGCAAGTGATGACCAGAAGGAGCAATATAAAGATCTTCAACCAGAAGAACTTACAAATTATATTTACCTTCCAAATCCAAATGGGAAAGGATTAATTAGAATAAAACAGTCTCAAACATTTTCTCTCCTTGGAACTATTATTAATATGATAATTGGAGACAATGTATTTAAAACAGACTATGATAAACGTAATTATATTGAAGCTCTTACTGCATGGATACCAGATCAATTCAATATAACAGAACCAACAAAAGTATTTCTTGCTATAATGCCTCAAATATTCAAAACAGGAGCAGAAGTAATAATGAATAAAAAGACATATCCTAAGGTACTACCTCTTGAATCTGAGTATCTTCAACAACTTCCACCGGGAATGAGAACTAATGAAGGAACATCTAAGTTTGCTAAGTGGTTAGGTAAGACGTTTAATATGTCTCCAATTAAAATTGACTATTTAATTACAGGATACTTTGGTAGAGCTACTGGATATTTTACAGGAAAACCAGATGCATATAATCCTGCATCACAATTATTTAGAGACTATTATTTTACAATGGGAAGAAGAATATCTAATTATTATGACATTAAAGAAGATAACGATCAAATATACAAAACATTACAAGATGGTACAAAGACTTATAGTTCATCAGAACAAGAAGAAATATATAGAAAAAGAATAATAACAGATGAAATATCTAAAAAGATGAAAGAATATAAAGCAGTTGACGTAAAGAAGGATCAAGTTGAAGCTATGAAACTCCGAAAAGAAATATTAATTCTGATTGAACAGCTATACTCGAAAGAAATACCTGATGATTATAGTAAATGGGTAGATAAAGCAAAGGAAAGAAAGAAGAAGAAAATAACTCAATACGAGTAACTTTGAAAATCTATATAAATAAGGTACAATATTATTCTAAATGTTTAAACAGTATAAAGAATGAATGATCAAGAGAAATTGGATAATCTAACTAAAATTGTTACAGAATTACGGGCAAATGTACGATATGGTTTCAGATACATGAAGGAAGAATTAAAAGATATGAGAGACAATCACCTAAAAAGTGTTGATAAGAGACTAAATACAATAGAAAACAAAATAACTAATCAAGATACAAGATTTGCGAGTCAAGCACCAATTATGAAGATTTTAAACAAAACTATAGATGTCATAATTACAGCAGTTGTTTTCGCAATTATTACTCTAGTATTAAAATGAATATAACAAAAAGGATAATACAAAGGAATTATACAGCTGGAAGAAGAAATAACAAAATAGGTGGAATAGTCATGCACACATACGGAGGTAAGGGAACTTCACTATATAATTGGTTTAATAAAGAAGGAACAGGTGCAAGTGCTCACTATGCAGTTCTTAAAAGTGGTGAAGTTGAACAATATGTAGAAGATAAGGATACAAGCTGGGCAGCAAGTAACTTTGATGTAAATCTAAGAACTATCAATATCGAACATCAAGATGACGGAAACTCAGCAGACATATTGAGAACAGATGCACTCTACAAATCTTCAGCACAGTTAGTTGCAAATCTATGTAAAAAGCACGGGATTCCATGCAAACTATTAAGTAAAGAAATTGCGGTAGCAAATAAAGGAAGCGGCGGAATAAGTCTTCATAGATACTATGCAAATAAGCCTTGTCCGGGAGGACTTAACATAGAAAGAATAATATATGACGCAAATAATATTTTAAATAATAACGAAATGATAAAATTAAATGAAAAATTAATAAATTATATTCGCGAACTAAGACCAGATGTAGTAGATGCAAAAGTAGATATCGAAACTTGGTACACCGAAAATGGCGCAAGAGAATTTATTGACGAAAATTATAATAGAAAAAAAGATATTGAAAGACTTGAAAATGAACTAACAACTATTAAAAATAATCAAGACATAGACGTCCAAAAACTCACTGAACTAACAGAGAAGGTAAAAGGTATTGAGAACGAACTTAATCTTGCTAGAAGGTCAGTCGAGAGCCAAATTCAGGCACTTGAACTTAAAGAGATAGAAATTAAGGAACTCAAAACAAAATATGAGGAAAAACTATCACAAAAGAATAAAGAAATAGAAGAAATTAAAAAAGACGAAACAATTGGAGATAAAATTAACAATTGGTTCAAGAGTATTTTAGAAAAGTTAAGAAACAAATCATGAATGAATTAATTTAATTTTTATTTTAATTCAATGGCAGAGATAATTTCAGTTGTAATTGGTTTAGTAGTTCCTATTATAGTGGAATTATTAAAGAAAATAGGTAATCCGAAACAAAGTTGGATTAAATATGTAGTATCTTTTCTAGTTTGTGTAATTGCTGGAACTGCTACTAAGATTCTAGTAGATGGGACAAATTTCAAGGATATTGAAAGTCTATTAGAGAATATAGGAATTATATTTGTATCAGCACAAAGTTTCTATAATTTGTATTTCAAGAATAGTGTTATTCAACTTACAATTGCGGGTAAAGAAAAGAAATGAATCATACACCATTCTATAATACAACTATAAGCTATATTGATTGTCCATTCGTGGACTTAAACTATTATCTCATAATATTATAAAAGATTGGGCTATAAGTATAGAAAGAAAGGCAAGAAGATCTCAGATTCGAAAAGTTATTAGTAAGTATGAAAAGAAAATGCCTATCTTATATTATTTCTTATATAAAATAAAAATGAGATGGTGTAAAACAATATTTCAAATATTCCTATTAATAGCATTTATTTATATTGTATTCTTATTATTTTTGAGGTTTATATAACATGGCAGAAGAAGTAAACGAACTAAACAATGAAGCACACGAAGGAGTTGTACTTGATACCGATAATCCAGTCTATGTAGAACAGGTGAATATCATGCAAGAAGCATTGGGACTTCTCTATCAAGCAAACCTTGAATATCCTGTCAGATTCAATTCCCAACAAATTTATGAAATAGTTAGAGACTTCGTACTTGAACGATATATGCAACTAAGGATTCAAATGGAAGAAACAAGAGAACCTTAACTATTAACTACTTCTTTCTTCTTTTCTATCTCCGCTTTCTTCTTCTTTTTAAATTCCCTATAGACCTTTCTATCCTTTATATCATTATAAATAAATATAACAAGTGTAATAGCAAATATAGGGCATAAAACATTAAGGAGTGCCTTAACTAAAGCTGAGGGAAAATCCATATTATTATAATAAAAGATAAAATATTATAAGTTCTTACTTTTTTCTTTTATTAGCTTCTGTAATTCCTCTATACTCATATTTTCAAGATCATCAGTTACATCTTTTATTTTTGTTGGTGCATCAAAACCAAGCATTTCACTCATCTTACTTATTGCTTCGATTGATATTTTGATACCTTGAGAACGATCTCTTTCTCCATCCCTATATATCTTTTGACCCTGTTTTTCATCATAGTTCAATCGTTTGACTAAATCTTCCTTTGTAATCTCAATCTTCTTTACTAACTTTTTCTTCTTATTTTTTATAGCTTCTTGAATCTCAAGTTTTCTCAAGTTCTGTTCCCCAATAGAATAAGCTGTTTTTTTACTATACCCAGCTTTAATCGCAGACTGTGTAGCATTATTTAATAGACAATACCAGTGAATGAAGTCTTTTTGTTTCTGTGTAAATAATTTACTCATATTTAACTATCAATAATTTCGCCCCATTTAACTTTACCATCTCCTCCACATGCAGGACATGTTTCTTCTGGACGAACTACCTGATTTCCGGAATATGTAGAATGTTGAATAATACCCGTTCCCTTACAAGAAGTACACATTTGTTTGATAATTTGCTTTGCCATATAAAATAAAACTAAATTAAAATAATCTATTATTTTCTTTTTAATACTTTTCTCTGCCACTTCCCGCCTTTACCCTTCTTATACTTATTCTTTACAGCCCCCCAGCCTATCTTAAACGCGCGTTCTTCACCATACTTATCATACGAAGCGTTGAATGCAGACATGAATATCTTCTTAGCTCCTGATGGAAGCGATTGTACTTGAGCAGGTAATTCTGATATTGAGGAATACGGCATATTAACAACAATTAACAACTTATAGTAAAGTTACATGTAATGTATGTAACATATGTTACCTTTATTATATGTTACCTCGAACTAATTTATTATAACACTATTGACTTACGTTATACAAAATGCTAATAATTCTCTATGCAGAGATCAATAATATATACACGAGTATCCTCAGATCAGCAAATAGATAATACCTCACTAGCCCAGCAAGAGAAGATTTGTAGTAATTATTGTATTAAAAACAAGATCCAAATTGTAAAAGTATTCCGGGAAGAAGGAGAAAGCGCGAGATTTATTGATCGAACAAAGCTAAAAGAAGCATTAAAGTTTTGCGCAATATCAAGTAATCTAATACAATATTTTATTGTATATAAATATGACAGGTTTTCGAGATCTGTCGAAAATCATCATTATATCAAGGCAATACTTAACCGTTACTCCGTACAAGTAGTATCAGTAACTGAACCTATTGACAATTCACCATCAGGTCATTTTATGGAAAACGTACTTGCAGCCGCAGCCCAATTTGATAATGAAATAAGAGTAGAAAGATGTATCTCCGGGATTAAGGCAAAGTTCAGCGAGGGATACTATCTATACAAGCCTCCGCTTGGATATAAGAAAGACTTTACATATCGGGGAAACGGATGCAAACCTATAATTAAAGATAATGAGTCATTTAATATACTAAAACAAGGCTGGGATATGCTTATTCATGATGGAGATAATGTAAGATATATAGCAGAACAACTAAAGAAAAAAGGTCTCAAAGGCATTAAGGGTAATCTAATATCAGAAAAGACACTCTATCGCATATTTCAGAATAAATTCTATTATGGAATAGTTGAAATACCCAAACTGAAAATTAAAGTAAAGGGAAAGCATATCCCAATGATAAGTGAAGATGACTACTATGCGGCTCAATACGCGCTTAAAACTAATTCACATAATTATACAAATCCAGTCACTAAATATAATCCTATATTCCCACTAGCTAAAACACTTCTTTGCTCAAAGTGTGGTAAAAAGCTCGTAGGATATATTACAAGAGGCAAATATCGCTACTACAAATGTTACAACAAAAACTGTAAAGATAGACAGCATATACGAGCAGACATTATTGAAGAAGAGTTTTATACTCTACTTACAACAATGAAACTTAAACCAAGTTTTATAGAAATCATAAAAAAGTATGTAATAAACAAAATTGAAAATAAACTAAAATTATCACTGAATACAATTAAATATCTCAAAAGAAATGAAACTGAAATAAAAAATAAGATAAGTAAACTAGATGAATTTCTCGAAAATGGAATATATACTCCAAAAAAATATAAGGATAGGTTAAATAAGCTGGAATATGAACTATTCCTTATTAAAGAAGAAATAGATAAGAACAACATCACTCGGAAATATAATAAGGAACATATACTTACTGCAATTAAGTTTCTGGAAAACATTGCGAACTACTGGTTTGAATTGTCAATACAAGGTAAAATCGCATTAAATAAGATTATTTTTAAGGATGGATTAAAGTTTGAAAAACTATCTATTGCGAACTCAAAAAAGGTTCGCAACATCAATGTTAAATCCCCGTTAAACGTTCTCAATTCTCATAGAGTGCCGACTATAAGACAAACTTGCGAAATTATAGAATATTTACTATCTATTTACAATATTTTGAGGAAATTTTCTTTTCCGCATAATCTATAGCAATACCAGCAATTCTACTTAATAATCTATCAATT